GTAATACTCAGAGCTGAAGAAACCAATAAAGCGCCCCCACCTGCTAAACCCGCACTCCCGCCAGTGGTGCCAGTAGTCCCACCCTGACCTGTGCCACCAGCCCCGCCCATACCAATAATCAATCCGTTATTAACTAATTGAACACCGTTAGGGAATGAGCCATTAACCGTCAGTGCAGCCGTTCCAGTAGAATTACTGCTGACATAGATTCCTGAGTTAATTGTAGCAACTAGCTTGGTTGTCTGGTTCCAGCCAGCGGCTATAGCCAGTGTTCTGAGATTTGCGTTTGTCTGATTGCTTGTGATTGAGAATGTAAATTCATTGGCCTTACCATAGAAATTACTTAAAGAAATAACACCTGAAGGCACACCTGCCAGTGTACGATATGTGGCCTGATTTAAGGACGCTTGAGTCGCCCCTGCAACGCCCAGCTCGACATTAATACTATTAAATGAAATAGGCCCAGATACAGGTAATGTCATAGTTATACTGTCCCGTAAGCAGTGATATTGCCTACAACTGTTAAGTTACCTGAAGCATCTAACTTAGCCTTAGATACACCACCACTCTTAAAATAAAGAATACCGCCTACTTCAGAAATTGACCAAGTAGTTGTAGAAATCGTTCCTGCACCAGCAGATACATTACCAGTCACATTACCATTTATATTACCAGTTACATTGCCAGTTACATTGCCAGTCAAGTTTCCTGTAAACGAAGGAGCAGTAACCACCCCTGTGAAAGTAGGGCTTGCTGTGTCAGCCTTTGTAGCTACCGCAGTTGCAATGTTATTGAACTCAGCGTCAATCTCAGTACCTTTAACAATCTTCAGCGGGTTGCCCTGTGCTAGAGCATCCTTTGAAGCAAAGTTAGTTGATTTTACATAATTAGTCATCGTTAAATAATCTTTCCATTTTTAGCTAGAATCTCAATCTTTTGAATACTCAGAGCACTGCCAGCAATATCACTTTCATATCCCGTTTGAATAACCTTACCGCTTCCTGTAGGATAAGCTACAAGAGTTTGTAATGATGTACCCGGTGAATACTCTGCTATATTATACTCGCTCACTCCATAATAAGCAACCCCTTGTGCAGGTATTTGTACATTCTGTGAGTAATAATTACCTGTGAAATCATATCCCCACTTAATAGTAACAAACTGGTCGCTGCCTCCAATAACAACCACAGATAGTTTCTTTAGAATAGAAGATACTGATGGAGCACCTAAGTCAGTGTGATTAGTGAAATACTGCATTCGATATGAAGAGTCATTATCTAGGTAGCCAGTGTATTTACCTACATAAGCTACCTTGCCAACAAGCATTGAGTTGTCTCGTAGCATACAGAATGAAGAAGGTTCCATTCCATCCCAAGTGGTTACCTTTGCAGCACCATCTTGTAAGGGACTTCTCATATCAAAGCAGTAGACTGTCTTGAGGATTGGAAGTGTCAACAAGTAGAAACTCTCGAATGGATTGTAGACGGACTTAATAGTTGCTAAATCTTCTCCAGCAACTGCACTCATTAAGTCAGTACGCACATTCTTACTCAAGTCTCTAAATGGAGCACTCTTCTCTTGAATGGTACGCATCACAGATCGTAGACCAGTGTTAGACAAGAACAAGACATCGCTACCTGTGTACTGAATAGAATCACGAGCAATGCAGCCAATGCCTGTGATTGTGTCTTCTAAGGTCATTGCAGCCAGAGTTGAGACCCCTGTAATTAAGATGTTGGCATTGTTGTAAATAAGGATGTTATTACGTCCAAAGATAAACAGGTAGTTATTATGTGCAGCCATTCCAACTACAGTATCGTTACCATTAGGCCATACAGTTGTGGTATCTAGTGTACCAGCAGAGCCAGAGTTCCACTTATTAGGTGCATTAAGGTCGCTCCACTGAATGATAGACTTATCTGTTGCAGTGTCTACATTCCAGACACGCCCGAAAGCACTCATACAGAAGTTAGCTCTCTGAACTGTTCCACTATAGCCGGGAAGTTCACTTACTCGTCTGTACTGTGTAGTAGAAAGACCGGAGTCAAACACCAAAGGGTCATGTCCGATCTGGAATGCAAATGCAGCACCTCCTTGACTACAGATACTCCAGTTGTCTGCTGTAATGACTGGAGCAACGCCGCCGCCACCATAAGTAATCTCAGTGAGTGTACCAGAGACTAAACGGAATACTTTGTGATTACCTGCACACATAACATAGGTTGAACCATCGTCACCAACGTGCTCACCAAGTGTACGAACTGCAAAGCCATCTAAGGCAGCATTGTAGACGTGCTGTGGAACCCAGCCCTTACGAGCACCAATGCGTCCATACTGGTCAATTACACAGTTGTTAGCCACTAGAGCAAAGCCTGAAGCGAGGTCTAAGGAGCTATCCTGAGTATTAAGACCGTAGAAGCCCGGTGCTGTAATTGAGAATGTTTGTAAAGGTTGTGCCATTGATTAGCTCCATGTCCAGCATTCTTCTTCAACATACCGACTGGACTCCAGTGAGATTGCATCTGACAGAGAACTTTTATACATCGAATATGCTTCAGAACTATTAAGTCCACCATCTTCACCACGCTCAACCAATGACCGAGCATAAGCAAGTAAGATAACAGGCTCTTTAGGGACAAGCATTGTTGTTGTGTTTGTAGATAGTTCTTCTTGGGGAATATACATATTAAAGAATAGTGTATATGCCTTATCAGGAACAGGGAAAACATCTACCTGTGTATCACCCAATGCTGTGATGCCATTGAAGTTATAATAATAAGGAGAACCTGTTGTCGGTGTATTTCCAGTTAAAATGAATTGTTCATTCATAAAGTTAGAAGAAGCACCTGACATAGATGTTAAATCTGTTTGATTATAAGCATCTAATAACTTAAATCTACCACCTGAAGAAACAAGGCCATAGTTAAATACAGCAGGGATAGTCACTACAGACAATGTGGAGGTTAAAGCATTCCAGTTATAAGAATCCTCTACTTGTCGTTTAGCATCGTTGACAAACTTCCCTACAATAGCTGATAGTGTATTCTCATTAACAGAGCCTACTGCTGGTTCACGCAAACGAACCAACACATCATTAACAAGGTCTAAGTATGTTGGAAGAGCCATGATTATTTCTTACCTTTATTTGTCATTGTTCGTTGTCCTCGTTTAGGGAGACTCTTAGCCTCGCTCAGTGCAATGGCAATTGCCTGTTTTCGATTGGTGACTACTTTGCCTCCTTTACCTGAGTGCAGAGTGCCTTCTTTATATTCACCCAGCACCTTGCCTGTCTTAGCAGCCATTTGTTTCTTTGTAGCCATATTACTTATCCTCTTTCTTTTCAAGTTTATCTTCTATGCGCCTAAGCATTGTGAACAGTTCCCCTTTGAAGGTAGTAAACTCATCTTTAGGCATATAGTTCTTAGCTATCTCTTCTCTTAGTTTATAAAGATCATCTTTAAGTGTTTGTACAGCCGTCCAGAGTTCTCTTGCAAACCATCCTGTTACTGAAGCCATACAGCCTAAGAAGATATTAATTAGTGCTTGTGTTTCCATATTATATAGAAGTCACTGTTTCCCAAGCCGTAGCGCCGCCGACCCGTAACTTATTCAGCGTGGTATCAAAATACAATCCGCCCCGCACATAAGGAGGGGCAGTTTCTAAAGTAACTACAGTGATTGCGTTACGTTGAGAGACTGACGCATAATATTCTGATAATTGAGCAGAATCAGCAGCATTAGTACTTGAAACAGCAGAACGATAAGCAGCACTTTCTGTGGCACTTTCTGACGAACTTACTGTATTAACAAGACCTTGTAGGTAACTATAGACTGCTTGTGTTGCAGTGGTTGCCGCTACTGTGGCTGCTGATGTTGCTGTATTTGCACTATTCTGTGCAGAACTTGCAGAACTATTTGCAGAGTTTGCAGAAGTAAGAGCAGCACTAGCAGAAGAGGCTGCATTGACTGCACTGGTAGAAGAAGCTGAAGCTGAGGCTGCTGCATTGTTAGCACTATCTAAAGAGTTAGAAGCACTTGTGGCGGCGTTATTAACACTGTTATTCATTACAGTAGTATTACCATAAATATTCAATGCACTTGCAGCACTGGTAGCAGACTCAGCAGCTTTAGTCGTAGCAATGCCTGCCTGAGTAGTGGATGTACTTGCTTGGGTAGTAGCTGTTGTAGCAGAGCCAGAGGCTGTTGA